GAACCAATATTATCTTCAATCGAAATTTATAGAATTATGTTTGCATGTGGATAGTTCGTAAGAACCATTTTGTAAGAAGATTCTACTAGAAATGAATTATGTGGATTCAGTATGTCTTTAAATGCTTATCAATTATATTGGGAGTAATTTGGTATTTAAAGTTTTATTTTCTGTATTTATAATACAATAAAAACAAGGAGAAAAATCCCAATTTGATTAATCTACACAATGGTTATGATTTAATATATTTATATATTCTTCTAATTCAAATAAAGGGTCTCCTTGTCTTACTTGAGGATCGCGAATAAAAAATTCACTAATGTTCTTTATTTTAATATATTTCCTTGTTTTATTTTTTTAATCTAAAGTCAATGGGTAATTTTATTTCAATAATTGGAACACTTGTGAACTACAATCATTTCTTTTTACTTTTATATGTTTGGGCGTTCAGTGTTTAGATATTTACACCAGCTTTTACATTTTTTCTTGATTTTATGTAAAGTTAGTTTCTTCTTTTTTTGTTTTATAAACCATTATATATAATAGATTATTTTAATAAGGAATATATTGTATTACATTATTATCGTACATCGTGACTTGAAAGGTTTCTTTATATCCTTCTACATAAACACTATCCCCATCGTATAAATTGTCGCATCCGTTTGGACCAGTGCATCGTTTGTTATTATGAACAATTGGTAATTTAATGGCATTGTTTTTATCATTCATACAATAAAAGTTCCATTTGTCTCTATGCACAATTAATGGGCGTCCCAGCAAAGGTAAAATCGTTTCATCGCTTGGTCTAGTTAATATACCCACTTGCCTATAATTTGTATCAATGCTTTGCGTGGGAACGTTTATTGGAACGACCCCTTCTTTTATATCTCGGTTAGTAACTAAATATCGGTCATCTCTTAATGGTTCGCTATACGGGTTAGATAAAATATCATTATTATAAGGTATATTCGGTCTAAAAATGTGGTCAAACCAAGAACCATATTGAACGATGGTCGTATTGGACCGATGATAATATAATAAATATATCACTATGCCAAGTATAAAAATAATTAGGAATACAGGTTGAATACAAATTACGCCTTTTGGACATTTTCTACCCATATATTACACCTTTAGAAATTTAAAACGCCGACATTATAGATATTTTTTCTTTAATTTCCTTGTCTTATTTTTTGGTTTATATTTTTCTGGACGCTCATAAACCCCCTTAAATATATTCTTGAATGTTGTTAATGGTATATCACGTAAAACATTTGCTATATTGGTTTGTAAATGATTATATGTTAAACCTTCTTTTTTTTGTAATTTTGATTTTAGAACACTAAACCAATTTTCTATTGCATTTGTAAAATGTTGATAAGGAACGGAATAAAGTATTTCATTATTTTTATTTACCAAATCTTTTATGTTTTGATTTCTATGACTACTCGCATTATCCATAATGATAAGTTTATTTTTGTATTTACTTGTTATATGTTCCTGTAAAAAATCATACAATCTTTCACTATTGATTTCCGCTTTATCATATAATTTCCATCCTAATACATCTTTGGTTGATATAGCAAAAATTCCAGTGTATTTCTTAAATACTTCTTGTGAATGTGTTTTTACAACACATCTCTTACCCTTTCTACTATAACAGAATTTTCACTTTTGTAATGATTTTATACTTGTTTCATCAATATAAATTATATCATCTATTTTATATTGTTTTACTTTTTCATAGAACAATTAAATATTTTTATTTATGTTAATATCTTTACCAAATCGTTTCGTTGGTTCGTGTCTAAATCTCGTTAATTTTAATGTAATATTATTATCCCTAACAATATTATTAATATGTCTGCTTGTAATATCAAAGTCTGGATACTTTTCTTTAACTTTTTGAAGCATATCATTCATTGTAATTGTCTTGTCATTACGTAAAATTTTTAGAATATAATCTACTTGCTCTTTTTTAACTTTGTATGCTTTTGATGTTTTCCTTTTTCGCGTTATGTTTTTATTATTATTATATTATTATTATATATATCAGACCGATGAATTCATTATTAATATTATTTGGTGAATCATTTCGATTAGGTGGACAGGGTAATCGTAATAGAGGTAGCGAAGAATCATATAGACAACAAATTAATGCTTCATTATCACATATAAAATTTATAGAAAGTTTAAAAAAAAATAATATTAATATGACAGTTAGTATAAATAGTTATACAACAAAATTTAATAATTCTCTTAATGAAATATATAAATATGTATTAGTTGATAGTAAATACTACGAAAATTTAATAGGACAGACTAAATTAATTCATAATTGTATTGATAGAATTAGTAATATAAATGATTATGATTTTATATTGTGTATGAGAATAGATTTATTCTTAAAAGATAAATTTTTAGAAATTTTTAATCCATATAGTGATAAAATATTGTTTCCTTCGGTGTGTTTTAAACCACATCATAAATGTGGAATACATCCTAGAGTTAATGATATGATGATGTTTATACCAAACAAATATTTTAATTTTATAAAAAAAAATGAATTAAATCATAATAGTTGGCACGATTTAATTGTTTATCATAAATTAACTTATGAAGATTTAGATATGATGTTAAATACATATCACGATAGTGATAGCGCTAAAGATTTTAATCCAATTTATTATATAGTAAATAGAAATGTAAATAATACTCATAGAACCAAAGAAATATTTGATAAATATAATTTTTAAATCAGCGTTTTAAAAATTATATTTTAGTATTAGTAATAGTATAGAATGACGAAATATACTTGCAAACGCTGTTTGAAAGAGTTTTCTCATAAATCCTACTAAACATCAAAACAAAAATACCTTGTTGAGAATATTATTAATAAAAAATTGATTTCAAATAATACTGAAATATAACTCAAACTATGGAAACGACCATGCCAAAAATAACAACAAGTAATTATAATACTATAAAACAATATTATGATGATATTTTGAATAAAGATAAGAAATTAGTAGTAACTACTAATGATGAACCTACACCTATTACATGTGTAGAAGAAATGATTAGTAAGATTCCGGAATCATTTTGGAAAAATAAAAATATTAAAATTTTAGACCCTTGTTGTGGTTGTGGCAACTTTCCATTTGTTATTTACTATAAGTTACTTAAGTATCATTATAGAAAAGATATTCTAACCAATATGTTGTATTTTAACGATTTAAATATGGACCGCATAAATGTAATGAAAAAAATTTTTGACCATAATTTAAACATTTATAATGAGGATTTTTTGGAAATCAACATCACTGAGAATTTTGATTTAATTGTAGCAAACCCACCATACGCAAAGTTGCTTCCAAATGGTAAGCGCGCATCTAAAAATCATAATCTAATAGGATTATTTATAAAAAAATCATTGGAAATTTTAAAACCAAACGGATTACTACTTTATATAACACCTGATAATTGGATGTCTTATGCTGATAGAAACACACTTATTTGTGATTTGACTAACTTACAGATTGTATATTTAAATATACATATAGCAAAAAAATATTTCAAAAAAATAGGTTCATCATTTACATGGTATTTAATAGAAAATACTCCATCATATAAACCAATTACTATTGAAGGTATATGGAATAAAAATGTTTACAAGGATTTTGTTGATAGTGAAGAACGGAAATATATTCCACTTTACTACAATAAAACTATTCAATCTATCTTACATAAAACAATTGATAATAAGACTTTACAAAAGTTTGATGTGAAAACGAGTAGCGACTTACATAAATATACTAAAAAAACATTAATTTCTTCAGTACAAGATGAAATTTATAAATATAAACTAATACATACACCAAAGCAAACAGTATGGAGTTCTCGTCCACACAAATATCAAGATGATTTCAAGGTATTTATTTCTACAACATCCTATTATGGAACAATTGTTGATAATTGTGGAATGACACAATCAATCGCATTCATTATATGTAAAGATGAAATAGATGCAAAAAATATAAGTTCAGTATTGAATCATCCTATGTATAAGTTTATTAATAATATTTGTCGCTACGGAAACTTCAATAATATCCGCATTCTACAAAAATTTCCTTATTGTGATAATTATAAAAATGTGTATAAAAAATTCAATATAACTCAAGATGAGATAAAGTTTATTGAATCAAATTTATAATCAAATAAATATATTTATTATTATTTTGTGAAAGCATTATTTACTTTCCTTCTTGAACGCACAATACCGGTTTATGCTTGTATGTAGTATGGAAACACTGGGACAACATCGTCTCGTAGCCACGCACCATCGATATATAAATGGTTTTTGTTTGACCAAATCGTGACACATAAACGGTCTCTTTTGGACAGGAAACTGCGTATATTTCAACATCCATACCAGAGTATACTGCTCCAAAATTACACTCCGTAATGATAAAGTTAGTGGTAGAACAAGAACCCTTAGTCATTGCGCGACTAGTTCCACAAGAATACGAACCACACCAACGTTCATTAAGAGAAGTAATAGTCATGCCAATTTTTACAATGTGCTTATTGTATACAAGACAATATAACCATTCGTTATTGTTATCGAACCACTTTTCTTCGTCAACAGCTAGATAGTCTACTTTCTTTCCTGTATATGTTGGAATGTCTTCAAAATATTCACGTTGTTTCTTAGTTTGGGTGCCATCTTTTTTTGTTTTATATGGGAAATTTTCAGGTGTATTTAACACGCAACGTCCTACAAGATGCATTGGTTCTCCAATACAATCAGTAAATTCAGCGATTGTTGGTTCTTTACTAACATCAAATGTCAGTTTCCCATCTTTGTAATACCTGTTGAGTTTTTCATATTCGCATTTTTTCTCTTGTTTTGCTTCAAGTTCAGTTTCTTCCTCAAACTTGCACGTGATTGGTGAAGCTACTGGCGAAGCAACTGACTTTTTTTCTCGGTAATATTTTTTCTTTTCTTCTTGAACTTGTTTTTCGGTAACCGACTCTTCACCACCATTATCAATAATGAACTTATCCATATATGTTTTCTTAGTTTTCCGCGACTTCTTGAGCATGTCCTTATCTTCTTGGGTAAATACGTTGGATCGTTTCACTGGTTTGGATTCCTGAGTTGCCATTGTGTGGTGGTAGTATATATTATTATTTTCATTTCAATTTTTTCATTAAATAATAATATATACCACCACACAAAAGCGAACACTACAAAATTTCAGAAGTTCATTATTATTTATCTAAAAATAAGAACCAAGTACAAAACGATTTGGTAAAGATATTAACATAAAATTATAAAAAGTAAAGCAATACAAAATATATCATATAATATGTATAGATGAAACTAACATAAAATAATTGTAAAAACACATTCACAAGAAGTATTTAAGAAATATACTAGGATTTATATCTAAGAAAGGCCTATTAGGTTGGAAATTATATGATAAAGGATTAATTAATAGTGAAAAAATGTATTATTTTTTACAAGAACATATAACAAATCAATACTCCAGAAGAAATAGAAAAAATAGAAATTTAACAAATACCACCAAAAAAAGAATAGCAATAACAATATAATAAAATAAAAACTTAAACACATCTTAAATAGTATAATAATGAAAACACTTTATGTATACGTAGAAGACAAAGAACTAAGAAACAAATATTCTTGTATGATTGAAACACGAAATGAAGATTCAGGGTTTGATGTATTTAATCCAGAGAAAATAAATATGGACAAGACGACCAAGGTTAATTTTAAAATCAAATGTGCTATGATGGACGAAAACCGAAATAGTTTACCTTATTATTTATATTTACGTTCCAGTATGTCTAAAACTAATATTCGTTTGGCCAATAGTGTGGGTATTATAGACAAAGGTTACCGTGGAGACATTTGTGCCTATTTTGATGTATTGGGTAAAGATACTTTAAAGTTATACCAGCGACCAATCCAATTATGTGCGAATGATTTGTCCTTTTTTAATGTAGTCTTAGTAGACGATTTTGAATCATTTGCTCATACATTAAGAGGTGAACAAGGATTTGGTTCAACAGGGGTTTAAAGACTCTTAATATATATATGTCATATAGATTTATTCATAAAATTCCGATAAGTGTCTTAAATTTATGGTCAAATAATGAATTATATATACAAACACACGTTTCTTATATAGTAATGGAATAAATAGACGACACTTTAGAAATAAAACATATTTTAGAAAAATCACATTCCCATAATTTTTGATGCTTAAAAAGATTTGGAATACTTAAAATAATTTATAATTTATATATGTACCGAACATTTATAAATTTAATGATTGGTGCAATTGTAGGTGGATTATCAGGGTATATCGTAGAAAATAACGATGAACAAGTTTTGAAACTATTTGCTTTTTTGTGGACAGCACCTATATTGTTATTTATTCCTATTTATGTATCTTATTATAAATCCGAAAACTATATTAGAACCTTTTTGTGTCACGCATTATTAGGATCATCGTTATCGGTTTTATTAGTGATTTTAACATTATATTTGTTAAAAACTAATATAATCTTTGCTCTAATGGTAAATTTTATTTTATCGATTGGGTTCGTTCATTTGTATTTTAAATACATTACTTAATTCATTTTTCCTTGTTTCTTTTCTTTTGCTGCGATTTTCAAACACTCTTTGAATGATTTACCATTTTTCTTTTCACGTGCATATATTTTTTTAACAAATGCATTCCATGGACTCATTTTCTTTTTTCCCGTTTTGCGAGCTTTGGACTTACGTGAAACGTTTTTTCGTGTTTTTGCCATATATATATACTAAATATTTTATTTACAATAATTAAAATGGATTATAACTAAAATATTATAAACATTATATGAATATTATTTCAATTGAAGGAAACATTGGTTCAGGAAAATCAACGTTTGTTGAAGAACTAAAGCAACATTTTCATTCATAATTATTTGTTTTTTTAGACGAATCAATTGAACTATGGAACACTATTGTAGATGAACAAGGTAAAACGATGATAGAAAAAAAATACAACATTATCATTACAGAACGAAGTTTGTATACCGACAAACACGTATTTGTCAGATGTTATACGATGATCATTATAGAAGAAATGGACTATAAAATTTACAATAAATGGTTTGACGAATTTAATATGAATGTTCCAATACATTACGTATATTTGAAAACTTACCCACAATTCTCTTATGAACGAGTGATTCAACGAAACCGAACAGGAGAAATTATTCCATTATCTTATTTTAGAAAGTTATAGTCTTTATCATGACAACTGTTTATATAATATAGACAATATTACTATATATGCCAATGTAGATACTTCACATACAAAAGAACAAATGATTTCATTATATTTTGAACACTATAAAAAAACTGTAGACATTTTTCGAAAAAATATCTAAAATATTATACATTGTATTTTTTTTACTATAAGACAACATAAACGCAATACCATACAAAAACCAAATAAACGTTATGGAAAAAATAACCATAACGTTTGTTGACTAACATACTTGTCATATTAAATAAAAAGTTATTATAAAAAAAATAAATCCTGATACAAGAGACAAATATTTATTCATTTTTTTATTTCACCCAAATATCCAAACAAAAGCATAAAAAATTACTTATTACAATCCACGACAAATAGGAAAAATCCTTTATGGTAATTTCTACAATACTGGATGCCTCCTTGTTTATGTATTCAAAATAATAGACAGTAGACAATAACATTACTGGGGTAGTCCAAAACCAGTCGAAATAACGGACATATGTTACATCATATTTTATTTTATGAAGCGAAATTACCAACCATATATAAAATATGAATTCAATACATTGAACAATAGTTTCCAATATAAGAATGTCTCTTAAAATCAAATCTTTGAATCTCAAAGGAATAAATATCCCATATATAGAAATGATTCCTGTTAATAATTGTATACATAGGATATATAAGCACTGAATAATATATCGTTCATTATATATTTCGAATAGAATATAAATAATTAGTAGAATTTTCTTTCGATTCATCATAATAATTAGATGAATTGTAACGTTCTATACTTAAATTATTTATTGCCTTTGATTTGGCTTCTGTTTTTTTTTCTTTTAACATTTCAGCGACTTGTGTATTATGTGGAGTAATATTATTCTTATGAGTCGATTCGTTTATTCCACATGTCAAGTAAGTGCACGTAGGTAATCCACCACTTAAATCGCAATAATTATATGTTTTAAAAAAGGGAAATACATTATTATTTTTTTCTTTTGTTATATCAACTTGTACGTTGAATGATGTATCGTCATAATAAGAATCATTGTATTTTGAATTTATATTGGTATTGGTATATCTGTCAAAAGGAGAATCAAAATCAACATTATATACTATAGATATTTGTGGAGGTATTTGTGTATATATGCAAGGAGTTTCTCCATCTAAATTATGTTCAAATTGATCTTGAATATCTTTATATTTCAAATACGTGGTTAGACCTTCTTTTCTGAAAAAAATATACAATAAAACCACAATTAAGATATAGACTAACATATATATATTACAAAGTAATTTTTTGTTTACTTATAAGAATACCTAATTGTTCTCTTTTTTTCTGGACCGGTTGTTGTTGTCTTTTTATTTCCATACTTGTTCGAAATGGTTTATTTTCTGGTAAACGTTCAGTAGATCTCTGAGAAGGTCGGTTGAAGTGTTCTCTTTTTTTCTGGGCCAGTTGTTGTTGTCTTATTATTTCCATACGTATTCGAAATGGTTTATTTTCTGGTAAACGATCAGTAGATCTCTGAGAAGGTCGGTTGAAGCCTTCTCTGTTTCTAGTAAAGTATATAAGTATAACCATACATAATAAAAATTCTAAATACATTATATATAAAAATGATATAAAGAATTAGTATATATAATTGTAATAATGTATCAAGTAAAATGGTTTAACAAAAGAAAGGGTTTCGGATTTGTAGTAGATGAAACTGGAAGCGAATATTTCTGTCACCATAGTGATATTTCAATCACTGGATATAAATATCTAAGGGCAGGAGAATACGTAAGTGGTAAAGTTGTAAATATGGATGGAAACAAGAAAAAACTCTCTAATATTCTACCACCAGTTCCATGGGGGTCTTTAATGTGTCAAGTAGATGTTAGGTCAAAACCTCAATAATAAACTAATAATAAACTAATAATAGTATAATAAACTAATAATAGTATAATAAACTAATAATAGTATAATGAATAGTATAATAAAATATATAATGAATAATTTTTATATATAATTGTATATAAAAATTAAAATACTTAATATAGAATAAGAGATAAAGTAATCAACCCTTGTATAGAAACTAATATTTTAGATAAATTAGTAATAGGATATATGTCTCCGTATCCCAACAAACACGAAGTAATAATCGAAAAATATAAACTATCTAAATATCTTTGAAAATAATTAGGTTTGTATATTTTGGACTTTTCTGTTCTTACAATATTTTTTACATCTTGCTTTACCTTTTCCTTGTTGTATGGTGTATAAAAAGGTTCTTTGGCTTGGTCATCGATTAAGTCGTCCTTTATAGAGTCTTGAATTTTATTCAACCCATAAAAATTAACTGGATTCAATAAAGAATAAATAAATGAAAAAAATATGGCGGATACAAATAAATAAAATAATTTATTATGATACTTCATATATAGTTATAGTTATATATAAATAATATCGGGCTTGGTATAGTCGTCATTCTTATTTTATTATATTGATACATGAGATTTTTATTCATTATCATTTTTTATCACCTTTTATAGTTTTATTACAGTTTTTAGATAGTGTTTTTATTATTCTTACGAGTGAAATATTTTCTGATTCGTCTTAGTATTTTTTGTAAAAAGTTCATATATATACAATATAAATTATATGTTTATGAATGATAATTTGAATTTATAATTGGAGGCATATTATAGTATAGAAGACTATCATTATAAAGCTCTTTTGTAGAAAGTTATTATATTATTATCGAAATAGTAATTACATATCCAAATACAAAACATTTGCCAACAATACTGGGAAACTGAACTCGAAGAATTATATATCTTTTTGATTTTTCTAAATATAATATATAATGAAATACTTATTTATAGATATCCGTAAAAGCGACGAAGTGTATTCGAAATGTTTCGATCAATCAAACCATTATGGGTTTTACAATATTCCAATGAATATGATACGATTTAACCAACAAAACATTATTGATCATTTAGAGTATGTAAATGAAATTTATATTGTATGTCAAACCGCCA